ACCTTACTAGCCCAATAGTTCGGGTCTGTCCATTCTTTTAGTTTTATTAACGGCCAACATATTGTCCGTAGTATTTTCATTATCACTTCTTTCTCCTAGTGGACTTAACACCAGCTTTTCTCTTCTCGTATTTTCTCTTGCGTGGTTTCTTGACTCTTCGGTCATCACCAGCACGTTTTTCTACTATTGACTTACCTAATATTGCGATAATCATATCGTCAATCACTTTTAAGAACTTGTTCATTTTTCTCTCCTAACTTTGGTTTAATGTAAAGTTCATTGTAACACTCAAGACATAATTGACCAGAACATTCTATATATCCTATCCTAAAATCAATGTGGTCTTCTTTATCATATGTGGTTTCTTTTTTACAAGTTACACATAATTCTTTCATTCATCCTTTCCTTTTAGGTCGTCCAATAAGACGGCCTCTATTTCTTTAGCCAACGATTTTCTTGCGGCTTCAGAACCTAAGTTAACCTGTCTATCCTTATATCTCTTTAATACTGACTCTATTAACTTTCTCATATTCCTAATATATCCTCATCTTTCTTTTTTCTTGGGTATGTGATTGTCTTAGGTTTATAACCTATTGACTCTAATAAATATTTAGATACTTTGTTTATTCCTAAGGCAATATAATAAAATATACTACTGATAAAAAGGGATAATCCAATGTAAATAATCGACTCTTTAATCTGTTGTATTATTTTACCTATATTCTTCGCCAATTTTCCAGTAAGCTCTTTCATAATCATTTATTGTAGGTTCGGTTGAATAATAATAAAATGCGAGGGATTTTCTAGCCACATCAGTTGGACACTTTATAGGATTTGGATATCCATGTGGAACACCATCAATAGCAAAAAGAATAGAATTGTTCCCCTTAAAACTTACCTCGTTTATCATATGTTTTAAATCATTTGACCATATCTGTAAATCACCACCCCATTCTGGTAACCACTCTTCGTTTACATAAATTAATAAATTTAAATGTCTGTATAACTTCTGACCAGCTATATCTGGCATTCCATATTCATCAGCAACATCTTCCCATTTACCCATAAACGAATCAAAATTTGTGTAATCGTGATGTACATTTAAAAAACCACCACTCAAAGTACGATGACATCCACCACCACTCAAACTATTATCTGATATTATATTTTTATATCCAGTTACATAAGATAGATAGTCTAAGAAATCTTTACTATTAAAATATTGACAAACCTTTTTTATCATCGGTGGCATAGAGTCCATGTCTTGAACATATTGTTTGTCTTTAGAGTTATTATGTTCGTCATGCCACCAATTTAAATCATAATCCATCTCTTCTTCTATTTTTCTAATAACATTCTTTTTCAGAATATTATCCATAATAACGTATCTTGGAGAAGAACCTTGAAAACTTCTTTTATAGGTTTCCACGTTTTCATATGTAACTCTATTTAACATTAGAAATGCCAACCCATAACTACAAAATAAAAATATCCAATACCTGCTAAAATCCACATTACCATTTTAACATATTCCATTTGAATATCTTGATGTGTTGCTGCTCGTTTTTTCTTTTCTACTCTATCCCATTTATTCATTACAAATACACCATCCACATCGCTATCATATATCCTAATCCCATACCTATGAAAATACCAATAACGATGT